ATGACGTTACCACTAAGAGATTACTATCCTATTGAGCGCGCGGCAAAGTTATTAGACTGCGATATTGACGATCTTATTCATTGGGCTGTGACAGGCTGCATTCGTATTTGTATAAAAATTGAATCTGCATATGGAGTATTAAATATCCCAGATGAAAAAGATGTGGTTAATTTCGATTGTCTGCGTAAGTTTATGGATTCAGAACCGTGTAAATCACGGTTATCTGATCTTGATGCCATTTCAGAAAGGGCGGCAGAACACCATGGTTTTAATTATATAAAAACCAAGTCGAGAATTATATTTGATTCAATGTGCGAATCTCTAAGTCATTCATATGTAACGCCCAAATTTGGTGACATAGCAATTGATACTGCATTTGCTTTGTTAAATTATTATAACAGGGGGGTATATTATGGGGAAAATTATCACATATATAGTGTATATCGAATAGCAACGGATGAAAGAGCTGTGGCAGTTGTGCCACCAGTATTTAAAGGTATTCAAGAAAAATACCATAAGTATTTTGTTGAAATAGGCGGCATTTTCGCTTTGGGGGGAAGTTTTTTTGCCAACTATGATTTTAATAAGAAGTTTAAAGCCAACCGAATAATTAATAGCAATATTATAATTGCTTCTGACGTTGATATACATATAGGACTAATTGTTACTGAGGATGTTTCTTTTGATATTGGTGATTTATATATCTTAAAGAATGATTTTTTAAAAATACAAAATGCTACAAACTCCAATAGCGAGTTAAGAAAAGATTATGTTAATCCATTGGCAGATACTTTATATTTGTGTGCGGGTAACAATATATTAAGTTCTGAGGATGGAGAGAAAGACATATGCACCAATAAAAACAATATAGAACGATTATCTAAAACAATGAAGGATTTTTTTCGTGCGATGCTTGTTATTCATTATAAAGAACTCGAAAACAATCCGGTAAAACTTGCTGATATATTGACCGCGGAAGCAAGAGAGGCAGGACTCAATATGCGCTTTGATAAAAGTACTATATCAAGATGGATTAAAGCATCATCTCAGTAAGACCAGCAAGCATCTTAATAAGACCTTTAATACTTGCTTTCAAAACTCCGTAAAACAAAAATCTCCCCCGAAAGTTCAGAAACATAGGGGGAAATATGACTCAATCCGCATTCATTCCACCAACTCCAGAACAGCGCCGCACCATACTCGCCGAGTATGGCTTTGACTGCGAAGAACGCATCAGGGAAGAGAAGTGTAAAAAAATGACCACGCTTTCACGCTCCCGCCGCTGGGAACTGGAGAAGATCGGTGCTTTTCCTCCTCGTCACTCTTTGGGGCGTTGCTCATGTACCTGGCTGTTAAGTGATGTTTTGTGGTGGCTACGTAATCCGCCAGTTATTGCCAAAGTGAATAACCCATACGAAAACGCCAAAAAGAAAAGGGAGAGAGAATCCGGTAGCGCCAGAGTTGAATAAGCGTTGGTGGTTTATTGCGTCCATCACTGGGTGGCAAAACTTACTGATCTGAACGTATTGCTACATGTGGGGGAAGGAGGCCAAGTACTGGCAGCAGAGCAAAAAAAAAGAAGCTCGCTGAAGCTAGCGAGCCAACCAGTCAAGGATGTGCATTTAATGCACCTAAAGTCAGCAATAAGAAGTAATAGGCAGAAATGATTATGGCTTTTTTACTCTTTAAAATCAATCACTCAGCGCAAGTGAGCAAAAATAATTTGCAATATTGCTTGACTCGCTTTTTTGTCATGGCGTATCGTTTGCCCGCACCTCATAAAGCGGGTGCCGGGTTTAGCAGCCTGAACAATCAAGCGGGTAGCCGCTATATTTCCGTAATGCGGTTTTTTTGTGCCCGTAATTCCACCCTACCCCGTATTATGGCGGGGCGTAATGGGGGAGCCTTTGCGCTCGCTGGTTCCTTGATTGCCAGTCTGCTAACCCTGTTACGTCCCGCCACCATGTTTAGCAGCGTGCTGGCGAGACTCCGTAAACTTAATCAAGGAGCCGCCAAAATGGCTATATCAACACGCCCTGATTTTATCTGGCGCTTTATGCAGTGCCACGGTAAAAATATTCGCCTTCATACCGTTACCGCTGCCAGTGAGCGCGAAGCGCGCGCCATGCTTCCGGCATCCCGTCTGGTCTTTGTTGCCCGTATCCGTGTCCGGGAGGCGTGCCATGTTTAAGCTCCTTATCACCCTGATTAACTACCAGAACGGCGACGTTCGCCAGATGATTCATTCCTGGGAATATCCGACTTATGACGATGCATGGCGTGATGCCTGTCGTATGGCATATTCCCGCAATGACAAACAGGGGCGATTAACCCACAAATGCGCAGTAAAAATCATGGAGGGGTAACGATGTACGAGATTCATATTAAATTGCGTAATGTGGTAACAGGAGAGGAAGAAAACTTCTACACGATACGTAAATATAAATCAAAAGGAAAAGCGGCAAGGGATGCTATCAGGTATACGGAAGAAATTGCGCCGAAATATCAATTGCCAGAAGAAGAACTCACAGCATCAGTGCTAAAGGTGAAGAAATGAAAAGCCGTTCAATATCCCGTAAAAATAATGGCAGTGGTGAAAAACGTTTCTTTGTGTTGGGTTATGCCGTTAATAAACGTGGGTTAACCAAACATGCACATGCAACGGTATACGGAACGGGACCGGGCGAAGCCATACGCCGCGCAGCCGAAGGGCTGGAAGAGCTGGGAATGACACATTTCAAAGCGTTGAAGGTGACGCAGCTTTCCGCCTGATTCCCGAATTACCAACTGATAACTGAATTAAATTTATATTTCGATCTTAACGGGTCGGGGAGTTTTTATGTCTGAAAATCAGAATATCCGCAATATATACAAAAAAGAATACGCTGGTTTTTTCACGGAAGATTCCATTGAGAATCTTGAAGATGTAATAAATGTTATTGCGCTCCTTTCAGCATTGACAGGTGAAATTAATACCAGTGAGAGAATGCCAGTGCAAATTAATGAAATGGAATCATTAACTAACATTCTTTATCGGGAATTACGAGCGATTAAGTCAGGAATGCATACTTCTGGCGGAATTTTTTCATGGCATAGTGCCGAAACCGCCGGGATTGCCAAAGCAATAAGTAACGAGTAATTAATAAAAACCCCACTGCAAAAGGTGCAGTGGGGTGGAGTTTTATATATGAAATCTGACATCAGAAAAGAGATTATTAACCGTCTTATCCGTGATTACAACTTCAAAGAAGAAAATAACTACCTCCGGTATGGTGTTTGTCCGCAATGTGGAAAGAAAGAGTTGTTTACCAGCCTTGAAAGGCCGTACATCGTACACTGTGGGCGCGAAAATAAATGCGGTATAGACCTGCTGACCAAAGAACTTTACCCGGATGTGTTTTCATCATGGTCAGATCGTTATATCAGCACGAAAGATGAGCCATATGCAGCGGCGGCAGCTTATCTTCAGGAAGCGCGCAATATTGCTGTGGGGCCACTGAAGGGCGCATTTACTCAGGAGCGATACCAGGACAAGGAAAACGGCGAACAGGCCGCTACTGTGCGTTTTACGCTGGCTGACGGCGTGTGGTGGGAGCGCATCATAGACCGACCGGGACGCTTCGCGCGCAAGGCGAATTTTTCCGGCAGCTACAAGGGGTTGTGGTGGGCTTATCCGGGAGCAGATTTAAGCAAGGCCAAAGAAATCTGGATTTGTGAGGGCATCTTTGATGCCATCAGCCTTAACCAGAATGGCATTGCGGCCGTTTCTGTCATGTCTGCCGTGAACTACCCTGATAAGGCGCTGGAAGAGCTGGCGAAGCTGTGCGGAGATAATCCCCGTCCGGTTATTGTGTGGGCCCTGGATAACGGGCGTGCGGGTGAACGTTACGCGAAAAAACATGCAGAACGCAGCGCCGAAGACGGCTGGAGAACGGCGGCGGCGTTACCGGGTAAAAACAGCAATAAACGCGACTGGAATGATTTACACATCGCCGGAAAGCTGCGTGGCCATGATGTGAAAAGATACCGTTATTACGGTGATTTATTGCTGGCGAAATCTCCAAGAGATAAGGCACTAATAATGTTTTCCTTTCGTGAGCGGAAGGAATTTCATTTTACTTTTGATAACCGTGTTTTCTGGTTCAAGCTGGACATTGAGCGCCATATGAAGGCTGTTGAGCGTGTCATTAATGAGCGAAATGTTGACGAAGACGAAGCGCGCAAAATTGCACTTAAGGAATCCGGTGCTGTAAAAGAAATCGCAAACTGTAACCCAGTGCCGCTTTATTACATTCGAAACAATGACACGGATGAAGCATGGTATTACTTCCGCGTTACATTCCCGGATGGTGCTACGGTGAAAAACACCTTTACATCAGGACAATTAACATCCTCATCTGAATTTAAAAAACGCCTGCTGCACGTGGCAAAAGGCGGTATTTATACCGGAACGACTACGCAGCTTGACGCATTAATAAAAAATGACCTTCCCGCAATAAAAGAGGTTATTGGTCAGGATTTTATCGGATACAACAAGGGAATTGGGGCATGGCTGTTTAATGATATTGCCGTTTATAAGGGTAAAACTTATGAAATCAATGATGAGGATTATTTTGAAATTGATGGCATAAACGCAAAACCATTAAGCGAAAAACCCACATTACAGATTAACTACAAAAAACCGGATGAATTTACAGCGTCCTGGGTGGAAGATCTCTGGCTGGCTTTTGGTGAAAAGGGAATTATTACCCTGGCTTTCTGGTTGGGCTCCCTGTTCAGCGAACAAATCCGGGATAAAGAAGAATCCTTCCCCTTCCTTGAAGTCACCGGGGAGCCCGGAACGGGTAAATCAACACTGATTGATTTTTGCTGGCGGCTGTGCGGTCGTGACAACTATGAAGGCGTTGATCCAACCAAAGGATCAGAGGCGGGCTGGAAGCGCACCTTTGGACAGGTCGCCGGATTACCTGTTGTTCTGATTGAAGCGGACCGGGGAGACAATGCGCAAAAAAGAGGTGCGTTTGACTTCGATAACCTGAAAAGTCTCTATAACGGCGGTGGTATCGGCGTTCGTGGTGTTAAGGCCAACAATAACAACACCTATGATCCGGATTTTAAGGGCGCTATCGTGATTGCGCAGAATGCGCGGGTAAACGCCTCTCCGGCAATTATTGAGCGCCTGATACGCATATACACCGATAAAAAACGCCATTCACCTGATACCCGCCTGGCGGCGAGACGGCTGGAACTTTACCCCGTCGAGAAGGTATCTGGGTTTATTCACCGGGCGGCAAGTCAGGAACGGGCGATTATGCAAACGTTCCTGGAAGTATCTCCAGTTGAAACGGAACGCCTTTGCGGATGCGAAAATATTCGCCATCCCCGCATCGCCAAAAATCACGCACAACTTATCGCGCTGGTCAGGGCGCTGAAATGCGTTATTGATATCCCAGATGAATGGCTTGATGCCACATGTCTGGAACTGGAACAAATGGCAACAGCGCAGGTTAAAGCGGCGGCGGCTGATTTACCGGAAGTGATGGAGTTCTGGGAGGCGTTCGACTTCCTGGACGGCATAACAAAATACGGTGTAAACCACTACGGCAAGGGATGCCGCGAGGGGATTGCTATCAGTATTCCGCAACTGGCACAGGCTGCCGCTATTCACCGCGTGGAGATCCGCACTGACCGCGAAATGATTGAGTTGCTCGGAGCAGGACGTTCCCGACCTTTGACAGGCCGCAAAACCATTCGTAGTGAGGTCTCCAGACAGGCAAACGCCGGAAGAGGGGTCGCCGAGGCCAGAGAGCCGGAAGTACTGAAATGCCGGATATTCAGTTACAAGGAGGGGCGTTAAACATGCCGATCAGAAAGATGCATGATGGGCGGTGGCTGCTCGATATCAGGCCATGCGGACGTAAAGGGAAGCGCATCAGAAGAATATTTGACAAAAAATCGATAGCTACAGCAACTGAACGGTACATCATAGCGAACGCCGAAAAGCGCGAGTTTATACAGGGCTATCGCGACCGGAGAACGCTTAGCGATTTACTGGAATTGTGGTGGGTTTATCACGGTCAGCACAGGCGAAAGGCAAACACGGATAAACAGCAGCTTGGCAAAATTATTAATGAGCTTGGAGCTGACATGTTTGCGGTAGAACTCGACAAATTAAAAATCATTGCATGGCGATCGCAGAAAATTGCGGAAGGATTAAAGCCGTCCTCAGCAAACAGATACATGAACAGATTATCGGGGATGTTTACAGCCCTGAAAAAGATCGGTTTGTGGGATGCAGAGCATCCGGTTCGTGGTATTCCTGTTCTTTATGTAAAGCAGCGGGAAATGGCCTTTTTATCAAAAAACGAGGTCACATTGTTGCTTGACGGGCTGAATGGAGATCAACGAAGGGTTGCGCTCTTGTGTCTATGTACCGGAGCCCGCTGGAGTGAGGCCAGCAGATTGCATGGAGAGCAAATAGTTCATAATAGAATAACGTTTCTGGAAACCAAAAACGGTAGAAAAAGAACGGTGCCTGTGTCGCAGGAAATATGCGATGCCGTAAAAACAAAAGAAACCGGGCGACTGTTTGATGTGAAGTATAGAGAGTTTTGCCGGGCATTAAAAAAAATAAAACCCGATTTACCGAGGGGGCAGGCTGCGCATGTATTGCGGCATACATTCGCCAGTCACTTTGTGATGAACGGTGGCAACATTCTTGCGCTACAAAAAATCCTTGGGCATGCGACAATTCAGCAGACTATGGCATACGCACATTTTGCACCGGATTATCTGGCAGATGCCATGAGATTTAACCCGGTAGCCAACATAGTGATCATCGAAGAAAAAGAGCCAGCAGAGTAACCCGCAGAACGCTACATTCACAGCAAAAGAGGTCAGTTTCCCGCTGACCTTTTTTGTTGGCCAGAACCAACGGTAACGGCAATGCAATGGTGGCCATATTGCAGTGGTGCCGCCATCAATTTTTTGCCCCCTGATTATCAGAAAGAGTCAAATAATGACGAGATACATTTTAATCACAGAGAGTTAATGAGAATGAGACAGAGTAAGTGAGTTTAATTAACATTTTAAAGGGTCGCGCTAAAGTTTGGGGGGGGATGCGCAAAGCGGTTACAACGGTTACAAATTTAGAATTACTTATTTTTGTATTATATATCAATATATTATAACTGGTCGGATGAGTTACAAAAGCGGTTACAACGCGGTTACATGTAACCGTTTTGTTAGGTTACAGGCGGTTACAGGTTAAGTTTTTAATTGATTGATAATAAAGTGCTTTTTGAAACCTGTAACCGTTGTAACCGCAGTGTAACCGCAAAGCGGTTACAAACAATATCCATTAAAATCATACTGTTAAGTTGTGTTTTTAACTGTTGTAACCGTTGTAACCGCTTTGCGCACCCCCCACCGGATTATGAGGCAGAGCCCCAAAACAACTGGTCTAATCTCTAACAAAAATGCAACATTAATCATTGATTTTTTGGGGCTGTCAGTCACGGGGAGTTGCCCTGTTGTTTGGCAGAAAATGAAGTATGTACATGCACGGCGGGGATGGTAAAAAACGTAATACACGCGGCGCAGTTGCCATAAAAAATCTCTCAAAAGCACTCTTTTTGACGCTATTGTTCATCTGCACAAAAGTGCACAAATTTGCACAATTTTTTAGAGTAACTTTTTGCCCATCCGGCCCAGTACTGGCGCGCCCGGAGGGCGATTTCGTGCGTGCACAAAAAACGGTGAGTTTTTCGCGCGCAGGTGACGGGGGAACAGCACGCGTTTCAGGGGGTAAATGACATTTTCGCTAAAGGCTGCGGGAATGCCCGACCGGGTTAGTTTTATCGCCAGCCAGAGCCGTTCTTACGGCAAGAGAGAACTGATACGGGGAATGTGACGAGTGAGCATGAGAACGGTGCGCCCGTGCGTAATACGCGGCGACTGCTGCGGGTTTATTTGATACAGCCAGAGGAGGCGGCGGAAGATATAATAGGTTAAATTTCACACCAGTAAGAGGAGCGTGATATGTCTTTCCCTTGCCCGGCCTGTGGCGCTTCAGCCCGCACCCGTGGTCGTTCGTTGGAAGAACACGAACAAAACATCTACAGAACGTATTACCAGTGCAATAATATTGAGTGTGGGGCTTGTTTTTGTACGCTTGAGTCGTTTGTACGCATCACTAAGCGCAGGAAGGCGAAAACTTCATAGTGATTTGTATAACACAGCCAGCGAGTGTGACCGGCTGCGTTATTGCTGTATTACGTCGTGTGGTTCTGGTCATTTGCCCAGGCCCACACATCCCCCGCCACATTGCGCCCGTCACGGTCTTCTTCCTGCGTTTCCCCGGCCTTAATTCCCTGACTGATAAACATTCTGACGCACTGGGAGTAGTTCATCTCTCTGTCCTCACACATCTGATTTATTTTATGGTCGATTTCGTGCGGGATACGAATACAGCGTAATACGCATCGCATTTTCTTTTGTTTTTTCATCGTGTTGCCTCCCTGATTGTTTATGCCGGGATTTAACACCCGCGATATAAGAAAGCGTAATACAACAGTATTGTGAGCGTATTACGAGAACAAAATCGGCTGGAATGTATTACGCAATATGGAAAAAATCGGCGTAAGTAAAAAATGTATTACAGGAGCAAATAATGGATATAACTCAGGCAAGCGCCGAACATCAGGTATGTAAAGCACGGTTTGATACTGCCAGGGCAAAACTCAGTGAACAGGAATCATTAGTCACCAATCTGGAAGCGACTATCGAACAGACGAAAGGGGAACTGGAGTCTCTCGATCGTGACTGGCAGAACTCAATCCTGTCTGCGCTGGGAGTAAAAACGGAAGCCTCCGCGAAATTATCCATTCAGGCGGGTGTGGCGCGAGAAAATCTTGAGCGTCTGCGGGTGCTGCATGATGAGGCGCGCATCAGGCTACTGGAGTGTCGTTATAACGCGGCAGAGGCTGGTTGTGCTTACGAAAGTATTGATAATAAGTTGCGGGCAGAGATATTTGCAAAAGCACTTCCCGAACTGATTAACGAGCTGACCCCTGTTCTGTTATTGATTCGTGGTTTATGTGAGCTGCTTGGCCAGCCGCTGTATAACGCAGAAAAGAAAATATGCGAAACACTGAAAGCGGCAGATACTGCTGAAAGTGTCGGGATGATTCGCGGCCGGATTAACGATACCGAAAGCGACACCTCCAGCCCGCTGCGTTATTGCCCGGAGAAACTCCCGGATTCAGTAAGCTGCGCAATCAGGAGCGCCCCTTCACCTGTACAATGGAGCGCAGCGCGACAGAATTCAGAAAAAATGCGCGACCTTGCGGAGGGCAGAGAACTCTGCCGGGGGTGGCAGTAATGGGCGGTCTGAACATTCCACATTTGCACGTCGCTGATATAGTGAGCCGACTCAGGGGATCAATGTCCCGGAATCGCCTGAAAGCAAATACAGCAGGCATAAGCGATGAAACCCGTCGCGCCCTGGACAATGAATATCAAAAACTGGAGCGCGAACTCGAGCTTCACACCCTGCATTCTGCAAACGGTGAGGGCAATAACAACGGCATTGAGCGTTATAATCGCACTGCTGGTTCTGTTGTGTCACAACGAAATCAACAGTCTCAGATAGCTTTCAATCTCGCTATCGAGTCGATAACCGGAAAGCATCCGAAGGACTTGCACTTTTCCGATGACACTGCGCGCTATTCATCAGAAGTTGAGCCTGTTCCCCGCCAGAGTGCAACGCTTGCCAGTGGATGGCAGGCAAATTTCCTTGCTGAAATAACTCCCGTGCCTGTTACGGATATATCAGGTCGGGTTGTGCTGGTAGACGCTTCGGGGCCGCTGGCACGCACATCACCGTCTCACGCGCGCCGTTCGCCACTACAGGCGCATTCACTGGTTTCAAGGGGCTACCGCTGCGAGCAGGTTAATTTTGATTTTGCGCTGAACTACGACAATGTTGATGCTCACGCATCCGCAAACGGTCTTGAAGGAAGCGCACGGGCTGCTTTTGAACGCCGGAAATGGCTGGATTTGATTCAGATTGGTTTTAACGGTACGCACTATGCCGATACATCAGATCCCGGAACATATCCGGGGCGTGATGATTGCGGCGTGGGCTGGTTGCAGAAGTTTCGAAATGAAGCGGCGGGAAGGGTTATCAGCGGCCTTTCTGTTTCATCACCGAAAAGTAATACACGCGGTACACACCATACGATAGATGCGCTCGTTCTGGATGCCTGGCAATCCATGATTGATGAACAGTGGCAGGAAGGCATTGTGGCCGTATGCAGTCACAATACGCTGGTCCGTAAGCAATGGCCTTTGATAAACCGTCTTGATCCATCGCAGATGAATCAGGAAATTTTGCTTAACGAGGAAATCATTAAAAATCCTGTTCTGGGGAATCTCCCGGCTGTGACCGTTCCATTTTTCCCGGACAATGCTGTATTGATCACACCTCTTGCCAATCTGTGTCTGTACTGGCAGCGTGGTTCCGTTCGTGGCCTGGTAAAAAACGAGCCTCAGTATAATCGCCTCGCGTTCTATGAGTCCTGTAACCTTGACTGGGTGGTGGGGCAATATGAAGCAGGGTGCTTACTGGATGGGATTGACTGGAAAGAATAGCAAGGAAATTTCCGGTAACGTTGAGGGCTTCTCAGCCCTCCTTTTACTTAAGCAGATGCTCTCCGCCAATCAGGGTAATGACTCTTTCAAGCACATCATTAAATACCCCATCTTCTGCCTCTGTGATTAAGCGCGCTTTCCGCTGACGCCAGTCAAGGGTTTGAATGAGTGTGGTTGCTACAACGTTGGGGGCGTCCAGATTTGTTACCGGAACTTCTGTGGGAGCATTTCGTATGCTCGTACTTATGGGGCAGCATATGACAAGCCCGGTGAGTCGGTTATATTGCTCATGGGACAGTATGAGTGCCGGGCGATACTTTCCGATCTCTTTTCCTTTCTGCGGCTCAAAATCCAGCCAGCAAATATCACCACGCTTAGGTACAAACATCAGTAATCAACCTCCTCATTGAATGGGGGGGCAATTTCGTCCGCGTGCGCTGTAACTGGCGTTATCCCGGCGAGTAATTCGGCTTCACTCAGGCGACGGCGTGCAGGCTTTTCTACAAAAAGCCCCTTTTCACTAATTTCAACGTTGACGATATCACCCACTGAAAAACCCGGAACGGTTTTAAGGTTTCCCGTTAGTCGAAGGGCAATGCTATTACCCCATTTTTGCAATACAACCTGTGTGCGCAT